AGGCTCTGCTGCTGGGTGTCTGGTTTCTTATATGATCGGTATTACTAAAATTGACCCGATTGAGTTTGACTTATTGTTTGAAAGGTTCTATAATAGTGGGAGAAACACGGGGGGTCACATATCCCTACCAGATATTGATATGGATGTACCCGGGAACAAGCGCGATGAGATTATCTCCTACCTCAAAGATACCTATGGCCACGGCAACGTGAGCCAGATGCTTACATTCGGAAGACTCCAAGGAAGAAGTGCGATAAAAGAAGTGTTGCGTGTTAACAGTGCGTGTGGATTTAGTGAAATGAACGAAATCACAAAGGCCATCCCAAACGAGGCCGACATTTCTGATCAGTTGCAGGAGATGGACGAAGAGGACCGCTCGATCATCAGGTGGGCGTTAATCAACAATCCAGAAGACCTTAGAGATTACTGCTTTGTCAATGATAGAGGAGAGCTTGACGGAGACTACGCTGACTTCTTTGACCAAGCCATTAAAATAGAGGGCACATTCAAAACCCAAGGTAAACATGCGGCGGGTGTTGTGATTTCAGTTGATGAACTCAACACAGTTTGCCCCATGGTGAACCAAAGAAGCGGTGGAGAGAAAATTGCGGGACTGGAAATGGCCGACCTAGAAGCGCTGGGTCATGTTAAATTTGATGTCTTGGGGATCAACCTCCTAGACAAGATTATGAAAATAGAGGAACTAATATGAACAGGGATATTATTGTTTTTGACTTTGAAACCGGTGGCCGAAACCCATTAAGGTGCCAGCCAACTCAGATTGCTGCCATCGCCTTGGATGGGAGAAACTTCAAACTGAAGGGCGAGTTCAACAGTGAAATGAGACCGATCCTAGACGACAAGAAAGCTGCCGAAGCCGGAGTCGACCCAGTGGAAGACGAGGCGTTAAGGATCACAAACAAGACTAGGGCAGGCTTAGCCAAGGCCCCACTCCCGAAGGGTGTTTGGAAGAAGTTTGTTAACTTTGTTAATAAGTACAACTGGAAAGGAACACCCTATTTTGCTCCCATTCCTGCCGGATTTAACATTATTGGGTACGACATGAAGATCGTAGACAGATTGTGTAAAGCATATGGCCCTTGGGACGACAAGAGGAAATGTCAAAAGTTGTTTCACCAAATCTATAAGATTGATGTTATGGATGACGTGTGGTTGTGGACTGAAGGAGACCCAGACGTGAAGTCTATTAGTATGGATTCCTTGAGAGAGAGAATGGGGCTGTCGTCAGAAAATGCCCACGACGCCCTTCAAGATGTCAAGGACACCGCCAATATATTTATCAAGCTGCAAAAGTCCCGCAGGGCGGTGTATCGCAACATGAAATTTGAAAAGGCTTTTGCAGATGGAAAGTTGTACGTATGATTGAAGTAAAAATAACTAAAACCATGCTCACTAGGGCCAAGAAGAAGGCCAAGGAAATGGGTGTAATAAAGAATAGCATCCTTTCCGGCGAGGGAAATTTAGCTGGATTTCTCGGAGAAGAGGTTGCAAATCGCATTTTACGTGGTAAAATAAACAACACATACGACTATGACATTGTGTGTGGAGACAAGAAATACGACGTGAAGACCAAGCGGTGTACTAGTCCCCCGAAGCCTTATTACGAGTGTAGCGTGGCAAAGTACAATACTAAGCAGGGATGTGATAGCTATTGCTTTGTGCGAATAGAGTACAAGAATGGGAAGTGGGGCCGAGCATGGTATCTTGGAGAAAAAGACAAAAAAGCGTTCTACAAAAAGGCGAAAGAACTAAAAAAGGGTCAGGTTGATCCAGACAACAACTTCGTTGTCAAGGCAGATTGTTTTAATTTAGCTATCAAAGATTTGAAAATAAATGATTGACTACAAAGACGATAAGACTTGGGACTTGTTCAAAAATGGTCGAACCAAAGGGGTTTTCCAACTGGAGAGCAACCTTGGTAAGTCGTGGTCCAAAAAGGTGTCACCGGACAACCTTGAGGAACTGGCAGCATTAATTGCCCTGATTAGGCCGGGATGTTTGAAGGCCATGTCTGAAGGCAAATCTATGACCCAGCACTACGTTGATCGTAAGAGCAAAAAAGACAAGGTGACCTATCTAGATGAGTCTCTTGAGGAAATTTTAAGCCCCACATATGGGGTTCTGGTATACCAAGAGCAATCTATGCGTATCGCCCAAAAAATCGCTGGGTTTGATCTTCAAGAAGCTGATATACTTAGAAAGGCTATTGGAAAGAAGAAGGCTGGACTTATGGCCGAGGTTCGAGAGTCATTCTTAGAGGGCGCTCAGTTCGTAGGATTGGTTAGTAATGATGTTGCCGAAGAAATTTTTAGTTGGATTGAAAAATCTTCTAGATACTCTTTTAATAAGTCCCATGCCGTGGCTTATGCTATTAACTCCTATTGGTCAGCATGGTATAAGGCTAATCATACCAAGGAATTCTTCTTGTCGTATTTCTTCCACGCCGCCGACAAGCAAGATCCCCACCAAGAGGTATACGAACTATTGTCTGAAGCTAAGCTCTTCAACTTGGAAGTTAAGATACCTAATCTGTCTAGATTTAGTGAGAAATTCAAGCTGTACGGCAGAAGTATACAATTCGGTATCAAGGATATCAAGTCTTTAACAGGCGTGACCGGAGACAAGGTTATGCAAGCAATAGCAGACACAAAAAAAGAACTCGGAAAAAAGCCAGAAGAATTTAGCTGGCTGGACATAGTAATCTATCTGTCCCCTAGAATCAATGCAACCGCCTTCAAGGCCCTTTGCTCAATTGGGTTTTTCTCTACGAAGGAGGCTAATGTTTCTAGAAATAAGGCCCTGTACGAGTATCTTATTTTTAGAGAGTTGACTAAAGCAGAGGTTAACTGGGTCACAAAGAATTATCCAGATAAACAATGGTCTAGAATGTCTGATTGCTTCCGAGACCTTGCGCCCGTAAAGAAAATGGGTGGAGGAACCAGCAAGGTAGAACGAAGTCAAATTGTTTTAAATGAGGCAGAGATGTTAGACAATCCCCCGTATGATTTGAGTGACGATCCCGCATGGATCATTGAGCAGGAGGCCAAGTTTTTAGGGTGCCCGGTGTCACTTGCTCGTATTGAGTCATCTGACACGTCTACTGCCAATACGTCTTGTAAAGATATTACAAACGGCAAGACTGGCAAGGGGATTTGTGTGGCCGCCAACGTAAACAGGGTTGCTAACTACAAGGTAAAAAAGGGCAAGACAAAGGGAAAAACAATGGCCTTTCTGACAATAGAAGACGAAACATGCTCACTGGACAGTGTTGTTGTCTTCCCAGAAGCCCGAGAAAAACATCAATACATATTGTACGAGGGCAACAATTTACTCTTCTGCGGATCTGTAGAAAAAGACAGTTCCTTTATTATAGAAAAAATTCACGAAATATAATTGTCTTTTTCCTCGGTAGCAGCTATTACATATAACGCTATAGGACAAGGAAATTAATGAACATCTGTAATTTTACCGGCTTCTTGTTAGAAGACCCCGAGCTATCTATTAGTAGTAATGTGAGCCATCTTGTTTTTAAGCTGGTCACCTATACATATAGAAGAAGCAAAAATACCGGAGAGAAGCAAAGAATGCCCACTGTCTTAACTTTTGAGGCGTGGCACACAGGGGCCGAAACTATTGCCAAGCTGGCTCAAAAGGGCACCAAAATGACCGTGTCTGCTTCTGCCAAGAATGGAAAAGGGGAAGCCGACATACTCTTCAGGGTGAATGAATTTGATTTTGGGTGCCTTAACCAAGAGCAGGAATTATGAGAAAAAAACGTATATTGTTTTGCAGTGAGGCTACGTTCTTAAATACTGGTTACGCTACATATACCAGAGAAACACTGAACTATCTTAACAGCACAGGGAAGTATGAACTTGCTGAGATGGGTTCTTATGGAGAGCGTAACGACCCAAGGGCAGCGAATATACCTTGGAAGTACTACGGTGTGGTTCCCAATCAGTCAAGCGAACCCAAGGCATCTAAAGAAGAGATGGATGCATACGGAGCGTCGGGCAGCAATCAATTTGGAGAGTGGATATTTGAACACGTTTGCTTGGATTTCTTTCCAGATATCGTTTGCGACATCCGTGATTTCTGGATGCTAGAATTTGCTGAGCGGTCTCCATTTAGGAAATACTTTAAGTGGGCGTTGATGCCCACGGTGGACGCACGACCCCAAGCGAGACAATGGGTGGCGACATATCAATCAGCCGATGCGTGCTTTACTTATTCCGACTGGGCTGGCGGAATATTAATGGATCAATCTGGCGGGCAAATCAACTACTTGGGCAGTTCGCCGCCGTCAGCCCACCCTGCTTATAAGCCAGTAGAAGACAAAAGAGGCCACAAAGAACAGTTTGGGATAGACCCAGACTGCAAGATTATCGGCACGGTTATGCGCAACCAAAGACGTAAGCTTTACCCAGATTTGTTTGAGGCGTTCAGAATATTTCTCAACAAGTCAAAAGACAAAAATTTCTATTTGTATTGTCACACGTCGTATCCAGATTTGGGCTGGGACTTACCAGAACTACTGCAAGAGCATGAGCTTTCGTCACACGTTCTGTTTACGTATATATGCCCAGAAACAAAAAAACCGTTCCCCTCGCTATTCAAGGGGGCTATTGCCCAGTCTCCATTCACCGGAAAGTGGGGGGCAACCCTGTCCAACGTGAAGAATGGGGCATCTTATGAAGATCTTTCTGATATTCAAAACTTATTTGATCTGTATACACAATATGCGAACTGTGAGGGGTTTGGGCTTCCCTATGTTGAAGCTGCCGCATGCGGAGTTCCCGTGTGTGGAACTGATTACTCTGCCATGGAGAGTGAAATTCGCAAGCTAGAAGGGCACCCAATAAAACCCAAGGCTTTATACAAAGAATTGGAAACGGGATGTTTGCGGGCTGTGCCGGATAATGAAGGGGCCGCATCTTACTTTTTGGATTTCTTTAATGCTAGCGATGAATATAGAGAGAAAGCTGGCAAAAGGACTAGAGAGTTGTTTGAGAAGCACTTTCAATGGCACCTGAGTGGCAAGAAATGGGAGGACTACTTTGATAGCGTGGAAGTGCCCCCGGTAGAGCAAACTTGGGCATCACCGCCAAGCATTCACCAGCCAGAGGCAAAGCCAGAAAATATTCCACCAAATGTAAACCATAGTGAGCTTGCC